AGTAAGAATCAAGTTACGTAAGGAACCTTTGATAGCATTAGCATCATATCTTAATGCTATATCGCCAGGAGTAGAATACTTCAATTGAGTACCAGAAACTTGAAGTGATTGAGTGCTGTTAGCAATAAGAGTAAGTTGAGTATCAGATTCTATTGATTTGATTTTACCAATGAATGAACCATTAATGTAAAGATTATCATTAGGTTTAATCATATAGGAAAATAGAGTATTGGAACCTATTATGATTGGTGAAGTATCTTCACAAGTTATTAAGGAATCCGTATCCACAGGAACATCGTATCTATCTTGAGACGATGCTACTGGATTGAAGTTTAAATCTATGTCCGAAAAGGTGCGAGTGTTTTTCATTTATTATCCTGCAAATACGTCTGTTGAACCTGAAGATATTGAACCAGAATCAGCACTATCGGTGTCTCTAGCAATAGCAATCCCATTTACAAATACTGAACTTGATGCTGAAGTTATTGAAGCAGTATGAGGAACACAACTATCACCAACTTTATGATTATGGATAGTAATAGTATCTCCTAATCTGCATACACCTTTGCCATTGATTATAACATCAGATGAACATTGATTGGTTGTAGTTGTAGCATCACATTGATGACCAGTTAACACAGTATCCTTTCCTGCACCTCGTGCTATTCCTTTACTTGACATTTAGTTTCCTTATAATGTTGACAAGACCCACTAGATGGGTATATAATATATCTAATGGGTTTTAAACGATTCATAAGATATAACCTGAATCAATTACAGGTACATTCTATTAATCCTTAGCAAAGAACTTAAATAATCCAGTTGAACCAGAAGCAGGTTGTCCTGATGAATTAACTGGTTTATCATTAATCATAGTAAATGCTCGTTTCTGATTGCCTTGAGTTGAATAAGATACATGAATCCAGTTTGAAGCACCACCATTTCTATATTCAAATATCAATTGATTATATGGCAATAGTTTTTCTATTTTCATTACCAATGTGTACATTTCTGTAATGGATCTTTTAGGATGTAATTGGAAATCACAAGCACGACCTTTATTATGATCCGAACCGTCACCTGAACCAGCAACACTTCCAGGATTCCGTAGTCCAGAGTTAATTTTCCAAGTGCCATTACTACTCATATCAGTACATGGTCCTAATAAATCATATATTGGTTCTAAACAGTTTTCACACAATGCTGCTAAATTAGCCACCAGTTCCTGTTTGGTATACATTCTAGTAGGAGTTCCAGCTTTTTCACTCTTACCACCAGGTAACATTTGGTCTCGTAGAACATTCTTATCCTTAATGAGCATTCCAAGAGTAAAGTGTTTGGATAGTGGGTAACTCATAGGGAAATCAGATTTAGCATCAATTTCTGCTTTCTTGGTAGCCGATAATCCTTTAGATGAACTTGACCCACCAGACAAAGAAGGTGCGTCAACTATATTACCGTCATCATCTTTAATAGTATTAGTAGAAGATTCTCTGTTTGCTAATTCATCTTTTGCTTCTTCTGTACTATCTCTAGCAGCAATTGCTTTAGCACCTTTTACGCTAGCAGCATCTTCTTCGGTGTCATATCTCATTTCTGATATTCTATCAGGTGATGGTAAATTATCCAATATTGTATTATTTGGTATTGCTACTGGAGGAACTACCAATCTTCCTTTAGAAACCCCTGCTGCTTGAAGTGACGTTTTAGTTTCGATTGGCTGATCAGCATATTTCTTATCATATACATCTGGAGTAGTTCCACCAAATAATCCTTTAATATCATCTGACAATGGTAACTTATTAATAACAGAATCCATTACCGATTCACTTAAAGTATTAGGATTGAAGTCCCCTGCTGGATTAAGTGACGTATCAACCAATACGTGTTCTTCTGTATTAGATTTAGTATCACCTTTAAAGTCTACTGGTTTCTTAGGAGTTCCTAATTTATCCAATGTTGGTATTGTTTCATCAGGATCATTAAGATTAATTTTTGTTCCTTTAGCACTTAATTGACCACCAGCATTTAATTTGAGAGTCTCGGTCGTTTCGAATTGAATAGATTTGGCTTTAATTTGATAAGCACCATCTGTTTCTATTTTGATATCACCTGAAAGTTTCATAAGAGTTTCAGCAGTAGATTGAGTATCCCCACCTTCCATACTGATATTCTTTTGAGTCTTCAATTTTAATGCATCGTTGGATTCAAGTGACATAGTACCAATAGTACGAGTATTGAATGTCTTGCCAACTTCAAGATTATAGTTACCTTCAACAAGAACATTCATATCGCCACCGACAGCAATATTCAAGTCTTTAGCAACACCAATATTAGCATCATTATGAAGAATAATATCACTAGTACCATTTACTTCAACGGTAGCATCTCCACCACATAATAGATTGGTATTTCCATTGATTGTAATATTACAACATCCATTAACAAATATGTTACCATTATGTTCTACGATATAATATCCATCACCAATGATATGATTGACTTGAGTACCATTAGCATCAATTTCAATAAATGTGCCTTTCTTATGATACAAGTTTACACGTTCACCAGCAGGACTATCATCAAATTCAAGAACGTGACCACTTTCAGATTCAAACACTTTATTGTAAGGATAAACGGAACTAAATCCTGCTCTAGGTTGTTCGTAACTTCCTCCATTAGGAGTTGGTATCGATTTGTGTCTAGTCTGGTCTTTATATTCGATATTTGTACCTTTAAGAATTCCACGAGCAAGACGATTAGTATCTGGCTCATTCATGTAATCCCTTAAAGGATACTTACCTTCTGGATCTGTAAATCCATTCTTATCAAAATTCTCATCCCTTGGTTCGGTGTATGCTTCTTTCTTATGTGGAGGAGCAGTAGCAATTTCTTTAGGAGTTTTCTGAATTGTAGATGTAGCTGGATCTTTATCTGATGCCGGAGCAGGAGCAGGTTTTCCACCTAAAAAGTATTCATTATATCTTCTTTTTAATGGCCATCTATCTTGAAGTCCTCCAACAGCTTTCAACGCATATTCCATAAATCCAGGACTATGCTGAGCAGTCTTCCAATCTTTCATTTTCCATTTGAGGAATGCTACAACATATTTTGCATTAGTAAGAATTGCTTCATCACTTTCACCTTCAAGTAATTCTGGATTCTTTAAAAGATCGATATTTGGATCACCAATACGCTTTGACATTTTATCATAAGCATCAGAAAATGTCAACTGAATATAACCACGTCCGTAGTAATTACCTTCAGCAGCAGATTTTCTTAATCTAGTACCATACAACCATCCAAAATATTCAACCTTTGAGATTCCATTCTTCTTTGCATTACTATATTTCTGTGCATCGGCTTCTGATACATTTGAAAATTTACCACTAGTCAAAAGTTTATAACTATGTGGATATCCTTCAGCAATACATTGCCATGCAGATTCACCTCCAGCAATAGCCAACATAGCACATTGAGCATATTTTGAAGTAAATCCTCCAGCAATCATTTGTTCTTTGATTGCCTTAATACCTTTCATAGCAATCTGGGCTTTGTGTCCAGTCAGTTTTGCTTCAGGTGGCGGAGTATCTGGTATAGGTGCATCTACTATTGGATCTGCCATAATGTATCCTAAAAATTAGTTTCGAAATAAGAAGAAATTGAATCTATAGTATCAAATTCTTTCGGTAATGCAAATGGAGTATATTGTTCTACTGTATATTTTTCTTGATTCAGTAAAGTGACTTCATATAGATTGGTGTATTCGTTTATGAGTGCAGTGCCAATAATCGTACTATCTTCCATATTAACAATATTGTAAGTAGTAACAGGACCATTAGATGTCTGAACTGTAACTGCTTTGATTTGGTATTTGTCACCACGTTTCTGTTCAGTACCCGAATCGGCATTGATTTCGTCAGCAATCTGAGATACTAAATCAGTAACAATGTCACCAGTTGAACTAATAAGATCACCATCTTCGTCGGTCGATACAACACCATTAGTAACTTCAGCAATTAATGCAGCAGATTTGGTCATTGGAATACCACCAATAGTGCCAATCATTATTGGTTGCTGTTTGAATTCATCCATAAAGATAACAATGACCCAAGTACCTTGAACCACTCCAGTAGGTGACCAACCAATGCCATTCATTGAAGCACTAGTAATTGGTCCCATAGGATGAGCCCATGGTAAATCTTTCGTTGGCAATTCAACCTTATCATGTGTATGTAATCCAACAATCCTTACTTGGCATCTACCAAGCATAAGTGGATCCATTCTGTTCTCAACGCAGCCCGTATAGAATACTTGACTCATTAACTACCTCATATTTTCAAATTAGTTGAATCTTTAATAAGTTCCATAACACATTGGTGAGATTCTCTATCAATAACATGTCTTATGGATGCTATAATATAATCACCAGAAAAGGTATTATCGGTAACATCTTTGTCTT